AATAACAGAACAAGAAGGAAGTACAGAATACTACAATATAAAATTATTTACTTATAAGGAAACAATAGAAACAAAGATAGATAAAGAAAACCTAAGATATCTTATAGGTAAAATGGATAATGTAGTCATATCTTGAGAAAACGTAGCAGAAAACATCTTATAGTAGCTTTAGATAGAGTATTTAGCAAATACATAAGAACTAAGTATTCTAAGAATGGTTTTGTAGAATGTGTTACTTGTGGTAGAAGCTACGAAATAAAAAAAATACAGAATGGACACTTTATGTCCCGTAAAAGTTATTCTACAAGATGGGATGAAGAAAACTGCGCTCCACAATGTTACGGGTGTAATGTTATGCAACAAGGTCAGCAGTTCTTATTCTCAAAGTATATAGATGAAAAGTATGGAGAAGGTTATAGTCAGATCTTATTAATAAAAAGCAAACAAACGGTAAAGTTTGCAGACTTTGAATTACAAGAAATGATAGATGATTATACTAATCGCTTAAAAGTTTTGGAAAAAGAAAATTTTTAACTATATTGCGCCATAGTTTTTCAGGTTAATTTAGTTTTAGTGTTTAAAGGGGAGGTGTAAAAACTTCCTCTTTTTTTTGCTTATATTTTTTTTTATTGACAAAAAGTTTTATATTTGATAAACTAAAAACCTAAAAAATGGAAGAAAGACTAAACAAATTAATCAGCTATTGCCGACAGGTAGACAATGTTTACTTGAAGAACGAGTTAAAGGAAGTAAAATCAGAAGTGCTTAAATTTCCTTTACTTAGAATCGAAGCAATGCAAAAACGTATTACAGAACTTGAAGAAGAAAACGAATGTTTAAAAGCTAAATTAGAAATCTATGGACAAAACTAAATTAAGAGAATTGTACAACAAGTACGAACTACAACCGACTGATGTATTCAAGCATCAACATTATGTAATCCTAACTCGTCAAGCGATTGACAAGATTGTGGCAAAAGAAAAACTTACTATTAAATACGAAGTAATAGTTTGTTCGCCAGAGTATTGTTGCTTTAAGGCTATTGTGGATAAGGATGGCGTATATTTAGAAACCTTTGGTTCTGCTAAATACGGGGACTTTAAAAACGGTAACACACAGAGTTATTACATTGCCGAAATGGCAGAAAAAAGAGCCAAATCAAGAGCCACCTTACAACTTACGGGATTCTATGAGTTGGGGGTTTTTGGTGAAGATGAATCTGAAAGCTTTAAAAATGGATAGGTTTACGGTACGCAAACATAAGGACATTTATAGAGTCTACGACTGCGATGGTATGAACTTATTCGAAGGCACTATTTCGGATTGTTACGCATTTATCCGTTTATTTGTAATGAATTTAATAGAAGAATAATGGAACTAAGCGAATGCTGCGATGCTACAAGATGGTTTGATCAATCAGATATTTGTAGCGAGTGTAAAGAACACACAGAATTTTATACAGAAGATTAATAATTTAAAACTAAAAAAATGAGTTTAAAAGTAAGAGGTAAAATTACCAAAATCAATGATGTGCAAACTGGCACAAGTGCAAAAGGTGAATGGAAGAAGCTTTCATTTATATTAGACAACCAAGCAAAGTATAATAACATTTTTTGCTTTGACCTATTCGGTGCTGAATCAGTAGATAGCTTTCAGAAGTACAACCAAGAAGGTAAAGAAGTAGATGTAGATTTTAACGTAAGCTGCCGCGAATACGAAGGCAAGTATTACACAAGCTTACAGGCTTGGAAAGTGTTTACTGCTAAAGATGTTCCAAATGCAGAACGACAACCTGATAGAGAAGATGATATGCCTTTCTAATTAACTACGGGCAAGGGAAACCTTGCCCTTTATTTTAACACTATGCTGATAAACTACGAAGAAGAACTAAACAAACTAAATAAAATCCGTAAAGGAGAAACTACTGAAGGCTATAAGTTAGGAATCCCAGAGATTGATGAATTTTTAAGATTTAAGAAAGGGGACTTAAACGTAACTTTAGGCAGGGCGAATGTGGGTAAAACATCATTTGTTTTATACTTAATGCTTTTGTATAGTCTAAAACACAATTTTAAATGGCTTATATTTTCAAGTGAAAACGAACCGTATTCTATTATAAGAACTTTGTGCGAATATTTAACTGCTCAACCGATAAACAAACTAAGGGATGATGACTATCAATATGCTATTCAAGTGGTTAAGAAATACTTTAAATTTATAAGTCCTGAGAAGCTATATACATATAAGGATATACTTAGTTTAGGACAAAGCTATTTTAACGCTTGGGAATATCAGGGTTTTATGATTGACCCGTATAATAGCTTAATTAAGGATTCTGAAATGGGTAAGAATATGGATGGTCATAGTTACGATTATCAATGCTTAACGGAAATGAGGCAATTTTGTAAAAAGAATAATATTAGTATTTGGCTAAATGTTCACGCAGTAACAGGTTCTATACGAATGACACATCCAATGGGGCATCAGTATGCAGGATATGGAGTACCACCTAATAGTGGTGATGTCGAAGGAGGGGGTAAATATGTCAATAGATGTGATTCTTTTATAACTTGCCACAGATACACAAATCATCCAACGGATTGGAATCAGACACATATTCACATTCGTAAAATAAAAGAAACACAGACTGGTGGTAGACCTACACCAATGGATAATCCGATACAATTAAAGTCTATTATTAATAATGTAGGCTTTGAAATAGATGGGGTTAATTTGTTACAAAAGATTTTAGAAGATAAAAAGGCAGAAACATTTTTAAGAAAAGCGTAAATGGATTGGGAGTTAAGATTTATATTTAGTTTACCACATCAAAGGATGTGTTTAGGGTGGGAAGTATTATACCCGACAGAAGAATTTCCTTATCAAACTGTAAAACTATATTTATTATTAGTAACGATTGAATTGGATTTATAATGTTAAAAATATTAGCAAGGCACAATGACTTATGGCTTAGTTATGTGCTAAGTTTTAAAGTAAACACCGATACCGCTAAAGACATAGTGCAGGAGTTCTACCTAAAGATGTCAAATTTTGATGGCGATATAATGATAGGCGAAAGGATTAATTTCTATTTCGTCTATTTGGTTTTAAGGAATATGATATTTGATTTAAAGAAGAAGGAGAAAAGGTTCTATTTTACCGAAGAAATACCTGCGGTGGAAGATGAAGAATACATAGAAACCGACACAACAAAAAGCCAATACATTACTAAGTGGATAAACGAACACAACTTAGACGAACTAAATCTTGATGACACCGAAGATTTAAAAAAGATTTATAACGCTTGTGTTTTTAACGAAGTATTGATTGAGAGAAAAAGCATAGCTGAATTATCCAGAGAAACTACGATAAGCTATTATTCGCTTTACAATACCATAAAAATAATTAAGAACGAAATAAAAAATAATTATGAAACTTGGAACAATACTCGAGAAGATATTTAAGTACACAGGTGTAGCTTGGATAGTAAAAAAGATATTAGGGGAAGACTGTGGGTGTGATAAAAGAAAAGAAAAATTAGATAACATTAAAATATTCAGACAATGAATCAAGACAATTACGAACAATGGACAATCTTTCGAAGTAACAAGTCAAACACATTGACAAAGGAAGACAGAATATTAATAGTAAAAATATACGCTGAAGAATTAAACAAAAGAATCAAAGTTGATTGTGGATGTAAGGTAAGCGTATGGCAACAAAGAATTAACGAAATAAACAAACTATATGACAAAGGATAAAACAGATCAATATGAGCAGGCTATTGTTCTGATGCTAAACTTTGATGGTTGGGATTTAGAATGGTGCGGATTAGAGAATACATTTTACGATGCTAAGGGAAAAACGCCAAAGGGTAGTCATTGCATTATCGAAATAAAATGTAGGAAAAAATACTACGAAGATAAGATGATTGAAAAAAAGAAGTACGATAACCTTATGTCTTTAGGTGTTGTGGCTTTGTATTTTGTTTCAGATCCTAAAGGTAATTATTTGTATTGGTTGAATGATTTAGATATGCCTAAGTTAGAAGATGTAAGATGTGCTAAAACTACATTCTGGAATCAGGATATGCAGGATAAAAAGGTTTATATGCTTCCTGAAAGATTGGCATCGATTATAAATAAAAAGTAA